AGACAGGGCGGTCTGATCGATCACCCTGAAGATTACGTAGATGAAAAGGCAGAGACTCGTAAAAGGAACTATTATTAATGTCGACTAAAATTTTAAGAAATTATGTAGCGAAAAAACTTTACGAAAAAGGTGGCACTATTGCTAACAGAAAGTCAGTAGATTTTTCGACTGCTGCCATGGCAGAAAGATTAACAGAATTTGGTATAGACCCTCGTTTGATAAATAGCGAGTCAGAATTAATTGGTGCTTTAAATATTGTAAAACAAATGCAAGATAAAGCCTTCGATAAACAATTTGGTGGCATGTTAAAAGGCAGTAAGTTTGACAAGCGTGCAGAGGTTTTTGATCTTGAAGGTAAAAAAATACCAGACCCCGAAAAAAATATTATGGGTGGTCAAGCGTTTGAGACAGAAGATGAAATTGCTAAAGGTTTATCAGACAAAGAATTTAGAAGTGAAAAAACTAGTTTTAGATTAAACATTGGTAAAAATAGTCCAGAGTTTAATCAAGATTTAGCTAAAAGAATTATTAACAGAGAAATATACACTGAACTATCTGACTCACAAAGAAAACAATTTTTAGATGATTTAGATTTTGTTTTAAAAAATCCTAGAGATGGTAATGCAGATGGTGGACGTATTGGTTTAAAAGACGGCATGGACAGAAGAACGTTTATGAAAATTTTAGGTGGTCTTGCAACACTACCTATTCTTGGTAGATATTTTAAAGGTGCAGAAAAGGCAGCACCTGTAGTAGAAAAAGTTGCAGAAACTGCAACTCAGGCTCCAACTTATTTCTTTGATCTTGTTGCAAAAATAAAAATGTTTGGAAAAAAATCAAAATCAGGACCATCGGAAAGAATAGATGAATATTCTTACACAGGTAAGAACGGTGATCAGTACACCTTAACAGAAGATATCACAACGGGAGATGCACAAATTACAAAAGATAAAATGGGTATTGGAAGTTCTGGTGATAAAACTTTTGACGTTATAGAAGATAGAACTGTCATGGAATACAAATCACCTAAGAAAGATGTTGATATAGAAACACAAAAAACAATTGACGAAGCTGCTGAATATGATGAGTACAAAGTAGAATTTGACCAAGACGGCACACAAGCAGGAGCTGATACTATAGATGAAATGATTCAAAAAGAAATTATAGAAGAATCCAAAAAAGCTGCACCACCAATTAAAAAAGCATCAGGTGGACTAGCCTACATGTTAGGAGAATAATGGAAATAAAAAAATTTAACGAGATGCAAAGTTATCTTGTCGAAAACATAGGTAACTCTAAAGGAGCTTTTCGTAATTTTGTAAAACAAGATAGAGACGCAGAAAGATTAGAATTTAGTGAGGGTGGTTCTACTAAACCATTTTATGATAAAAGCACAGGACATATTTACCCTAGAACAAATAGGTTTGGAACTTTTTATTCTAATGTTCCTGTGGGTGGTTCAAGAAGAAATTTAATAGACACTAAAGGAGTTGGAAAAGAAATTATAGAAAAATATAAAAAAGGTGCAACCACCAAAGAGCTAGCAAAAGAATATAATGTAGATAGAGAAACTATTAGAAGATATTTATCAGATAATAAAATAGGAAGACGTGTCTCACTGCCTCAAAAAAATCAATATAATTTTGACTATGATGTTATTGATGACGTTACAGAGGACGCAAAAACAATGTCACGTAAACAAGTTTTAAAAAAATACAAAGGTAAAATTAGTAAATCAAAACTGGATAGACTGGGACTTAAATTTGGTGTGGTTGAAGAAGCAGGTAGAGCAAGAGTTCCAGTAGGAGAAAGAAGTCCTGTAAATGTTAAAAGAGCAAATAGAATAAGAAACGCTCAAGGTTTTCCAATATCAGGGACAAAAGCTAAAAACTTTCATCACATATTTCCTATTGGGGGTTTAGCAGAACTTAGTCCACAAGATGTAATGATACTTGATGCAGATTTTAATGAAAGATTAGGTGGATTTAATTTAAGATTAAATGATATAGCAGATGAAATAGCAAGTATGGATTTATCTGATCCAGATGCTTTAAAAAGATTAAATGATTTAAACGCAGAATCAAAAAGTTTAGTTAGCAGAGCAAAAGCAAAATTACCTGCAAATATGAAAAACGCAATAGGTTACATAGAGTATAGTCCAGTGTTTGACTCAAACGGAACTATTATAGAATTGTCACAAATTAGAAGAGGTGTTGATAAAAATCCAAGTGCGTTAGCTAATTTTGGAAATAAAAAATTTAAAGATTTTTCAGATGTTGAAAAAAAAGAATTTAAAAATAAAGTTTTAGAATTAGCTAAAAAGTCTGAAGATAAAAGAATGATGTTGGCTGCAAAAATACCTGGCTTAACAGCTTTAGCAGAAACGATAAAATCCATTCCAGGCGACTTTGCAAAAGCTAGATATATAAGAGGAGCCCTTAAAGTTTTTGGAATAGCTATGACACCTTTGATGGCTTATGATACTGCTAAAAAATTTGAAGAAGGTAAACCAATATTAGAGGCGTTAGAATACGGTCTTATAGGAACGGATGTAATTGGTGCAACAAAAAGATTTGTAGCACTCACGCCAGAAGAAAAAGAAGCAAGAAGTGTTGTGAAGCAAGATGAGATGACTCAACAGATAGCACAAGATGAGTCTTTCTTGGACACAGACTTCGATACGCCTAAAATAGACACAGAGTTAAAACTACCCGAAGCAAAAGAGATTTTTGAAAAAGGTAAGAAAAGAGTCAAAGAAAAAGAGGCTCAAAAAAATTTAGAACGAGCAACAAAAAGATCTAATTTAAAACAACTAATTATGGATAAATTATTTCCTGATCCTACGCAACAATTAGAACTTGCAGGTGGCGGGATAGTCAAAGAAGGTGGCGTAGATGAAGGCCCAGCACCAGAGGCAGGACCTACACCAGATGGGTTGCCTATTAAGTATAATAATGTTAAGAAAGTAAAGGAGTAATAAATGGCAGAAATAGATAAAGGACTCCCAAGCAACACTCGTACTGAAGTTAGTTTACCAGGCGAAGAGCAAGTCGAAGTCCAAGAAGAGATTGTAGAAAAAGGTCCTGTAGAAGTAACACCAGAAGAAGACGGTGGTGTAACTGTAGATTTTGAACCAGGTTCAATTAATATACCTGGAACAGAAAATCATTTTGATAACCTAGCAGATATTTTACCTGATGATGTTTTAGAACCAATTGGTAACGACATGGTGCAAAACTATATGGATTACAAATCATCAAGAAAAGATTGGGAACAATCTTACACACAAGGTCTAGATCTATTAGGATTTAAATATGAAAATAGAACAGAACCTTTTCAAGGAGCGTCGGGTGCAACACACCCAGTAATGGCAGAGGCTGTCACACAGTTTCAAGCTCAAGCATATAAAGAATTATTACCCGCAGATGGACCAGTAAGAACACAAGTCATTGGTATTAAAAATCCACAAACAGAAATGCAAGCTCAACGTGTTAAAGATTACATGAATTATTTAATTATGGATGAGATGAAAGAATACGAAGCAGAGTTTGATTCTATGTTATTTCATCTACCACTTGCAGGTTCCACATTTAAAAAAGTTTATTACGATGTACCGATGGGTAGAGTCGTATCAAAATTTGTGCCTGCAGATGAATTAGTTGTACCATACACTGCAACAAGTTTAGATGATGCAGAGTCCGTCATACACGTCGTAAAAATGTCAGAAAACGAATTACGAAAACAACAAGTTAATGGTTTTTACAGAGATATAGAACTATCACCGCCAGGCAACGTAGAAAAAAATGACGTTGAAAAAAAAGAGCGTGAGTTAGATGGCACTAAAAAAGTTGGTAAACAAGAATCAATATATACCCTACTTGAATGTCATGTTAATTTAGACTTAGAAGGTTTTGAAGAAGTTGATGGAGAAGGTCAACCCACAGGAATAAAATTACCCTACATAGTAACTGTAGAAGAAGGTAGCCGATTAGTTCTCTCTATACGGAGAAACTATG